ATTCTTGAATCTGGGTCTCTTGCAGTTTCTGATGAAGTTAATTTAGATTTCATCCCTTTCATACGACTGCAAAAGTTTTTTCTTCTTTTTGCTCTTTTACCTGTTGGCTTTTTTTCGGTTACTGCAGTTTGTAATTTTGAACCTGGATTCTCTCTACGATATGCATCAACTGCTTTTTGACTCAAACCATCAGTCTTATCCTGACGATTAACTTTTTGCCAATCTTCCATAAACTCGGAGAATGTTTTTTGTTCTGCCTTCATCTCCCCACTATCAACATAATCAGCAGCGGAATCTAAGTAATCTGATGCTTTTGTAATCTTTGATTGCACCCACGCCTCAACATTACCTTCACCCTTCATTTTCTTACGAAGTCTTTTTACTGCAGAATCAATGGTAGATAGTTGAGACCTCACCATTGAGTGCTCGTGATCGTAAGACTCTGGGAAATTGCCAGGATGAACTGTGGCAATGTTATACTTCTTCTGATTTGGTGCTAGTGGTTCTGGAATAGAAAACATATCCCAATATTTAGGTCCATATCTACACTCATCTCTAGTTTCGGACTTTTCGCACTTAGGGCAATATCTTTTCATTTCCATTTCCTCCTTTACTTTTACACAATTATTATATGTTTTACCAAACATCTTCTTAGTTCCTTTCTTCTCATAACCAGGCCAACACTTCTTTGCTTCATCAACCATAGTTTCTTCAGACTTTGTGCCCCAATTGTCAGCACCGACTTTACGACATTTTACCAGTGCTCCAGAAGCATATGCACTTGGCCAGACATCATATCTAGATTTTACTTTATGGTAGCAAGCATCCTTTTTACCACTACCTTTACCCTTGATGTCTCTTTGCGCTTCGTTGATTTCCATTTCTTCTTTGAGTCCTGGTTCTGGTTTGATGTAATTCGGGTCTTTTTTACCTTTAGAAAAAGTTTTTACCAAAGTTGGTTTTGCTCCACCACTCTTTGCCTGCTGCCCAGGATCTTTTTCACGCTTACGACGAACTGCCGCTCTAATGATTGACTCCCCCTTCTTTCCTTTTCTTTTCAGTGATGCAAGTCTTGCACTACTAAAACATTTTGGCGTTTTAGTTTCACCAGGTTCGTTGGCGCAAGGTGATCCGTCTGCTTGGACCCATCCAGGCTTACCTTCTTTAGATTTAGAACCTTTAAACCAGTGGTGTAAAGATCCACCTCTTTCCTCATTCATTTTTTTCTTGCGCCCCTGACAATGAGCTCTTTGAGAAAACCCTTTTGGATTGTCGCAATCAATAGATTTTTTATATTTGTCCGACCAACCCATTAGAATAGTAAAATTACTCTTTATTATTTAGAAAACCTTGTTTGAGTAATTTAGACAATTCTGAAGTAGATCCAACGAAAACCGCATTGTTGGTTACATTGTTAGTTGTTTTAACAGTCTCATCCTCAACATCTTTCAATTTCTTTTGTAGATCAATGAGTTTGTCTGTTACATCACCAACACTTTTAATCAGTTGCCCTGCAACTTCATATGCTCTAGGACTTCCACCTTCACCAGCAAGCTCCATTATTCCATTGATTGCTTCTTGTCCTTTCTCAATCAATGAATATAAATTTGCTCTTGTGTACTCATAGTCCTTTTGAATATCCTCACTTTTTAGTGGCTGAATATTTAAATCTTCTTTTACTTTTTCCACTTCAACAATATCACTTTCAATATTGAGGGCAGAATCTAAACCGTCATAATTATTTGTCATAATTTATCAAATATCTTTCTGTTGAATTGGACTGTAATCTTTAGAATCCGAAAATTCTGTCCATGTTTCATTAAATCCAAAATCATCATCTGGACCTGCATCAATAGGATCTGGAGTTACTGTATATCTCATTTCTCTCTTAGCAGTTGCAACATCAGTTGAATTATAGTAATCAACTTTAACTTTACGAATAAGTCCATCAGTAGTATCGGCAACTGGACCAAACAGATATGTCTTTGCAGTGAAATTGAGTGTATAAATTAATGCTCTACGAGTTTGAAATGATCCCTCATAATCATCTTGAAATGATATATTGTCCAAAACAATAGGTATATCTCTCTTCTCCCCAATAGAATCAACTAAATCAATTGTCATATTAAAAGAAGGTTGGAAATATGGCAAAATTTGCTCTATTATTTGAAGAGCATCATCATTCAATTTTGTAAAAATATTTAATTCAAATCCGATATTATATGGCACAGGCATAAAAACTTTTTTTAAGTCTCCATCCTCTGAAACTGCTTTAAATGTTTGAGTTACACCCACCTTTCTTGTCGTATCATACTGAATGCTAGTCATTTCAAAAGACATTCTTGGCAAAGTAATAGCAACAGGTTTTGTTAGATTTGCTTGCTGCTCTATTTTAGCTAAGAATTTTTGCATAGGTCCATAAGAAAGACCTACTCTCATATCGGATATTACATCGTCAGAATTATTTTTATGCTTAATGTGAATATTATTAAACAAAGTGCCAAATGATACAACAGTCTTTCTAATAATTTCGTGATAATAGTATGTTCCTAACATTAATACGTACCAAATGGGTTTGATTCTGTGAAATCTAATATTTTACTTGCTTCTTCCTCTATATCATCATTATCCGAATATTTATCACTTGATGAGGTATCTATCTCATAGGACTTCAGAGTGTATATTGCAGATGAAGAGGATCCAACAATATTTTCACCTTCACTGAATGATCCATTATTTATAGAGACTCTCAATATCTTATCAATATCTTGTCCTGGATTAGTCCATGATTTAACTTCAGCAGTAGTACCAGAAAGAGATCCTGTAACTGTTTCGGAAACAATATAAGTACCAAAACCAACAGAAGGAGGTGGAGAAACTGTAATATTTGGAATTGAGGTATATCCAGATCCAGCATTTATTATTAAAATATCCGAAAGCCTACCAGATTCAATTCTAGATACTGCTGTTGCTGTAGTTCCTCCACCAACAGGGGGGTCTATAGTAATTATTGGTGGAGTATAATAACGGTCTCCTTTATCAATAACGCCAATATCCAAAATATATCCCGAAGTTATAACGCATGTTGCTATGGCACCAAAACCATTTCCACCAGTAATTGTAATAGCAGGTGGTTCTGTGTAACCATAACCTGGATTCGTGATTAATATTTCTTTGATAGATTTTCCATCTCCAACTGAAGTTGTTATTGCTACAGCAGTTGCGGTTTTAGAAAAATTATCCACTGATGTGGCACCAATAATTGCACTTGTATCGGGATCTCCTTTAGGTGGACTTATTGTAACCATCGGTGTTTCGGTATATCCATATCCATCATTAAGTAATACAATACTACTAACACCCATAAGAGGGCTAATAGATGCTTTGCATTGTGCAGTTTCACCAAAAGCGACCAATTTCAAATCTGTAATGTATCCAACATCTTCAATAACGTTATCTATTTCAGAAATTCCAGTATCAATATCTTCATCTTCATATTCGAATAGTTCGCATGATATTTCATATACATAATTTTTACCTAGTTGGTAAAATGGTTTTTCTACCTCAACTTTTTTTATTTCAAATATTCTCTCACCTAAAGGAAAATAAATTAAATCCCCTTCTTTGGGCCTATCGACAAATGCTAAATCCTCCCCAGGATAATATATTTGGGAAACTGACATTATTTCTGCCAAATACGGGGAAATTGATTCTTCAAATCTCTCTTTCGAAATTACTAAAGATATTTCATTCTTTAGAGTAATTCCAAATTTACCCATAACATCAATATCTGGAAAATATCCATCATAATTATTTAAGTATGCTTCAATTACAAAACTTGTATCAAATTTTGATGATTGAACTTCATTGAGTATATTATCAGTTTTTAAGAGTTTTCTTGGAATATAGTAAATTTCTATTCCATAAATTTTTAAATGTTCATTTATTAAATCTTGTACAAGATTTTGCTCTCCAGAAGAACCTTGAAGAAAAAAAGGATTTAATGCCATAATTATCCTATAAAATCGTATGGTGGCAATTCATAATCTGTGGACATCTTTTGCTTTATACTTTCAAGTTCTTTTTCGGCATCATCATAAAGTTGTCTTCCATTTAACTCAATACCTCCAGGAAGTTTTACACCTTGAAACTTAATAAGATTTTGTCCCCATTGCCGTTTTATCAATGAAGTCAAATATTGCTTAAGAAAACTATCGTTATATACATTTGTATATGTATTTGGGTCTAAAATCCTGTAACAATCAATCACAAAATAAGTATCTAAAGAAGCTGCTCCCCAATCAATATCGAGGTATAATCTATCTTGTCTTTTATTATACCTTATTTGTTTATCTGGAGTAAGAAGAAAATCAATGTCTTCTAGGTATGTTTTAACCATAGCATATTGTAAAAGTTCAACCGAGTTGAAATAATACAAGTCATTGAGAAAAAGTTGATACTTTATACTAAACATTCCTCCAGATATAGAACTGGTATCAAACTTAAATATCTTCTCTATACCTATTACAGAATCTGGAACTTGAATAAAATTGGAGGTTTCATAAAATGAAGATGATACTGTCCCATATCCACTAATATTTGTTGATGTTGAAGTGGTGGTGACAATTCCAACACCTTCAGTATTTTTGGCCCTTCCTCTATCTAAGTCCTCTTGAGTAATCTTATATTTTAAGAACATTCTCTCGACACCATCGAAGTGCCTTTCTTGAAAATACTGAAGTGCGTCATCTACCAAATCATCAATTTGGTCATCATCAACGTTGATTTCTAATACTGGAGCACCTAATCTCCTTAAACAATAGTCTATAAGTTCTTGTCTACTTGTAGGTTTTGCCATTAGTACTCTCCCCCATCAATAATACTAGTCCAAGTAACGATTCCTGATGGTTCATCGGTAGTTAATATAAAATTACTCGTTTCTATTGCAGTTGATGTATTTCCAGTACTTACTAATTTGCCACTATTATCAAAGTATCCAATTCCATTTGGACCGTTAAAATTTTTATTATAAACTAAGTATTCTTCTACATATAAATCAGATCCTACAAATAAGTCACCCCTAAAGGTTGTAATTCCAGTAACATCAAGATTTTGTGTAGTTACCGTATCAGTTACATTAATATTTTTTACAAATCTAAAAGTATCAGTTGTAATAAATTTAGATGTATTGGCATTATATTCTAGAAAATAACCATCTGCTAGACTTGATGCATCAACATCACTCAAATCTAGAATTCTAGATACTGAAGATCCACTAATATTTGAAAGGACTTTTATAACTCCCTGTCCACCAATTCTGTCTGGTATACTTGGCATTACCTTGTTACTCCTGGTCTTACTAAAGCCATACCTTCAAATGCTTTATATTTTGTCCCTCCAGAATTTAAACCACCAATTTCTACCATAACATCATATACATATCTACCGGGTTTCAAATTTGATGTTTGTTCATCTGTTAATGAAAGTTTAATAATACCAATTTCAGAATCTAGAATTGATGTTTCAAAAGAAACATATGATGTGCTGGAAGAAGTTTTTCTCAACTGTGCAGTAACACCATATCCAGTAATGTTAAGACTAGAATTTGTTCTAGAATCTCCTAAAGCAAAAGAACTAGAAAAATCAAACCCCTGCTCTATAATTATATTAGATACATAAACTGCCATTATCTAATGCTTAAATACCTGTAGGTATTTATAAATATACAAATTAATTATTTTTCTAATAATTCTTTTAGTAAAGATTTAATTTCTTCAATATCTCTTTTCATTTCATCAAGTTCCCTTTTTTGAGACTTTCTGTTATTCAAACTATTGACGTATTGATTATATGAATTATTGTCGCAGTTAACGATAGCTCCGGTCTCTTCGTCTCTATACAAATTTGGGTGACCTTTTACTGGTATCATCATCTGATTGCAATACTCCTTAAATCTTTAAATCTTGGAGGATATGCTTGATTGGTTGAAGACATAACTATTTTAACTATGTATCCAGTAAATTCTCCAAGATTATTAGCAGAAAACTCATACTCTAGGAATTCATTCTCTCCACTGCTTCTTACAAAGGTATCTGGCAATCCACTATTGTTTGCTGGATCTACTACATCTAGATATCCATCATTATTATTATCTATAGTCAGGTTATTATATCCTGGGAATAATTCAAAAGATTGAGAAACTTCACTAGAATCTGGTCTAATCAAACTATAAAGTACTCTAAAGTCGGCAGAAGAGTGTCTATAGGCAGATAATATAACTTTTAGGGAAGTTGCAGGTTGCGATAGTCTAACTGTGTTGGAAACATAAACTGAAGTATGTGGGTCTTCAATAAATGAATTAACTCTATTATCGGTAGAATAATTTGATATCGGAGAATTGATTCTGTTACTATGAAAATCTGTGAAGCAATTATCTAAGAATATCTGAGGGGAAAGATACTTATTAGTTGTTTGTAAAGTAATTGTTGTAGTAAAAGATTTATTTCTAGGAAGAGCAGTTAAGTATGTACCTTCATTAATTCTTGAGCAAACAATTCTTGTAGAGGACAATTTATTTAATGAATTTAATTGTATATCCTCATAACCTAAGTCATTAAATGATACTTCACTTCCAGAAATGCTTGTCCCACTTACACTTCTAATCTTTGCGGATACAGAAGTAGCATCAGTTGGAGTTATAATTCTATAGAATGGAATAATAGAATCATATTGAATATTTTCTGTAGCAAAAACATTATTTCCACCCGAATTCAATTCAGTTTCAAATGAAAGTTGTGGATATCCTGTAGGCGTGTTATCTGCACTTCTATTTACACCATTAGAAGTTCTATCAATTTCAATATAATAACTATCAATATCTAAACCAATATCACTAATATCATGAGTTGTGTTAATTCTTCTCAAAGAGACTCCGTTAAATTCATACTTATAGACTTGTGTGTTAGTGTCGTGAGGAACTGCAATTGTTGATGATTGTCCTCTTGTTATTGCTTCTAATGTACCAGTTCCAACATCTTCATACTTAATAATCTCATTTTCAATAATTGCATATCCAGGATTACTTTCACCAACTCCTTTACCCTCAAAGGTCGCAAAGTTTGCTGTATTTGCAACAGAAATAGTTGTAGAAGATGCAGTTATAGATTGAGATAATGTAGTTGGAACAGCACTTGGTAAAACTCCAGAAATAGAGACTTTATTGTTTGCGGCATACATTCCATGATTAAAGTGATTTACCTTAACAAAATTTCCACTATACAGAGATCCTGTAGGAGTTGATCTGGTAATGTAGGTAGATCCCATAGTCACTGAATTATTTGAGTTATCATAATATACTAAGTTTGCAGTTCCATCTGTAGTAAATGATTCACCCTGCACATTTCCTAAGTATAGAGTATCAATCCCATTGTTATTGCCATCAATCGTTATAGTTGCATTTCTTCCACTGTTACTGGAAACCGAAGAAGTTACAATGCCAACAACATCTCCAATTGCATATCCTGTACCAGGATTTACTGGAGTAGCAGCAATAATTTCACCACCTGAAGCAGTAATATTCAAAGTTAGACCAGATCCATTACCAATAATATTAAATGTAGATACATTAGAATCCGTGACATAGTTCGATCCACCTGTGGTTACGCCAACAGAAGATACTGAGCATCCTGTACCAACGATATATCCATAATTGTATGTTTTTATGCTCTCACTTACTTTTCTACCAGTGGTCAAGATGCCAATAGCATTAGTATCGGTGGTAGTTGTAATACCAACACTCAATAACCTAGGAAGTGCAGTTAGCGGATTATTTTGAAGATTTTTGACATATCCATTACTTTCATTCAGTGTTGGATTATAGAAATATGCTGTAGAAGGAGTATTTGTTACAAAGTTTGCACGATATAGTGTAAACTTCATATCTTGATACTGATTTGCTGTCCATATAGATCCATTTTGGGATTTAAATAGACTACCCATAGCAAATTGTTGACTGTAAACAACAGCATTAGCATCAGGTAGATTTGTAGACTGAATAGTCTTTTTACCCATTTCTGCAATGAAGACCTCATACTTTATACTTTCTGGAGCAAGAAGGACAATTGCATATTCTAGTCCAGGGGCAAGATAAATTGGATAATCAAATGTTACTTTAGTTACCGCAGATGCATCATCTGAAATGTTAATTTGATCTGGTCTGAGAGTAACAGGATTTCCAATCACTAAGTCTGCTGGAGTACCTAACTCCACATTTCTTATTTCAACGGTTAAAGGATTATTATTAGTGTCTTTTTTGTAGAAGAAAAGGTCAATCTCTGTTAAGAATGCTCCAGGTTCATTTTCATCAATGGTGAAAGTCTGTGCAAGGGGATCTCTTCTCCTACGCTCTCGAATAATAGGCTCTCGAATAATAGGCTCTCGAATAAAATTAGTTGTTAATGTGCGTATAACTGTAGTGATATTTCTTGTTGTTGTTACAGTTGTTGTATTTGTAATAGTCTTTTCGTATAATTCTAAAGTTCCTTCAGATACATAATTAGTTTCCGCTGAAGAAATTGTAGTGCTTCCTGCAACAGCGATTTCATTTGTGGGGCTTGATGAAACCTTATAAGTCTTATTACCGGTATTGATTCTTACATCTGGAACTGGAGAAGTATTTGGATTTCTAATAAAGAAAGACCCTATCAAATCCCCAAAGTTGTCAGATATTAGTCTGAGATTTTTTACATATGCTATGGCACCACTTGTTTGACCAACAAGTTTTGCACCTCTAACCAAATACCCAGAATATAAACCTTGCGCCTCCTCGGATAATGAATAAGTATCTACATTCAATACTTTTGAGGAATTGCTATATGCGCGTGGTAATGATTCTGTCTTAACATAAGGATTAACAGTAAAAGATGTAGATGGAGAATTGTACTGCCCAAACTTATGATTTGGTCTCGCAACTCTAAATGAAATAATTTTTCTGTTATTTGAATCATAACCAATGACAGTTTCACCAACCCTAAATGCAGAAGATGCTCCATAATTTCGCAAGGTTTTACTATTTGCAATTTCTATAAGTTTTGGTATAAAGTCTACTGACCCATTCCCATCTAAAAACTGGTAGTAGCGAGTATGTGGTTTTAGGTTAGAAATAGAAAACTCAGTGTTTCTAGATCTCATATACTCTTCAGCACGAGATTCTATTAAATTGTTAACACTTGATGTAGTTGTGGACCTATTTACATTATCGACAATATTTTGAGATACTCCAGAAAGTTCTGTTATACTTTGTCCCACTCTACTATTATCTCTTACTGTTCTTGTCCGATTATCTTCTCGGGTCCTATTTCTTTCAATTAAGACATAATCAGTAACAGAAATGGTCTTATCTGGCAATTGTACAGTTCTAACCCAGTTATCTCTTTCGGGGGACAGTTTTATAGTCCCACTATAAGATACTACATGGAATGGATTTACATTTTCGACTTGAGTTGCTAAAGGTTGAGATATCCATTTTTCAGGTCTATATTTAAGTGAAACTGTAGGTCCAGTTTTTTGTGTATTTGAATCTAGAAGTCTATAATTAGTAGACAAGTCTACAGATTCATTTGATATATTTTGTGCAGGTGCAAGATAATTTTTTAAACTATTTCTAGAAATAATTGGTCTCATTTCCTGAGAATCTGAATCAATTTCAATGGATGAGAATAAATTATCTATTCTTGAAAAATCTTTAAAGTCATCTACAAAAAATCCAGTTTTAAATCTGTTAAATCCTTCAGAATCTTGTATTTGGAGAGTTTGTGTGCTCAGTTCTAAAAGTGACAGTGAGGTTACTCTTTCAAGATTTGCAACCCTATTTTCAATGAGACCAATATCTCTCATAGTATATCTTCTATTATCAACAAGAGATAATACTGCATTATTAACATTGTAAAGATATGGTGGCAAAGTAATAGTGCCCAATTCCATTAAGTCATCAGTCTTCAGTGGAGACTTTGGATTTATAGACGACAATCCCTCCAAGTAAATAAACTCGCCATTTTTATTCAAATAAATTTTATCAACCCTTCCAAGATAGTAGTCATATCCAATAATAGTACTTTCGTTGGGTGTTAGATTTAACTTGATAGAAGAACTAAAATCTCTATTAGAAAAATCAAAAGGTGAAGAAGTATTAGATGTGAAAACAGATACTCTTGGTCTAAAGTCTAAAGTATCTGTCGCTCTAATATTACCATTTCCAATTAGAGGAACATCTGTCGCAAATTGCTCCTTATTGTAACTTGCTACAGTAAATATATCACCATTATCAGTTGAAGGTAATGTATAGTAATCAAATACTACTAGTAATCTCTTTGAAGGTTCCGTCTCCCCCTCATTGCGGACGAGTCTTGAATAGTCGTAGTATTGTTCTTTTTGACCTTTATCTAAAGTAAATCTATTAGTAATATCATTATAATTTCCTGCAGTTAAGAAATCAATTTCTCCAACAATATTTGACTCTTGGAAAGTCACTAATTCATTTTCATTAAATCTATTTGAATTTAGATAAACAATTCCAACACTATTAGTAGATCTGGATACTACTCTAGCGATACACCCACTTTCTGATCCTAAAATATTTTCACCTATGATTGCATTTTCTCCAATATTTAAAACCACACTGAATGATAAAGTGTCTACAGATGGATTTGATGTATCTAAAGACTCATAAACTGCCAAGACTTTTGATACATCGGGGTAGTTAAGAGAAATCTCATTATCTTGTACTCTAAGACCATAATACTGATTATATTCCAATCCATCATTAATTGAAATGCTAATTCCTGTGCCTGATTCTGGATACTTGGAATAAATTACATTTATAGACTTACTACGATTAAATTGCTTTTGCTTGCTCTGCACTCCATTCTTAATAAAAGTAGCATTAATTGATGAAGTTATTTTTCCATTAGTAAGATTTGATAATACTACTTGATTATTAGATAAAGAAAATTGATCCGAAGTCAAAGATTGAGTAGTGCCATCATCATAATGAACAGAATAGCGTTCTTCATCAAAAGGTGCAAATAGTGCAGTTGATAAACCAGTAGGTAATGAAAAATCAGAAACGGATAAAGTTATTTGGTTAGAAGAAACAGTTTTTGCTGAAGTTGATTGTCCACTAAAAGTTAAGATGGAATCATTTAAATCTACTTGAGATACATTTTTATTTGGCAATTCTGCATATAAGTATCCCTTATCCGAATTTCTAATCTTAGGTATTCCTAGACTAAACGATAAATTTGTTGCGACTCCTACTGTACCATCACAAACGCCACTAACTGTAGCGACTGATGTGACGACCATAGATGTCCCAGTAGAATTTACACTGGAAACAATGTTAAAAGTCTCAGTTGTTTTGTTAGGTGCTTGATATCTTATTATAGTGCCCGGTTTAATAGTATTGAAAAACTTTCCGGGAGAAGTTACTACACCACCTGCAGTGATATTGATAGTATCTGAAGCATTAAAACCAATAGGAAGTTGTCTATCTAATACAGAGTCTGCGATAAATGGTATGGCAAATTCTGAAACAGATATTGGTTGGTAAATCTGCTTAATATCAGAAGTGTTATATACAGTTATTTGAGAAATAGATCTTGGGTATACCTCTAATCCATTGATAATTAATTGCTCACCTCTTACAAAAGTACCAGATGTTTGCCTTAACTTAATTGTTGTAGTTCCATCACCAGCAATAGCAGCGTATCCAGATGCTCCACTACTTTTACCTTTTACATAGGATGATTCTGGAAACTCTACTGCAGAAAGACCTTGATTCAATACTATGGTAGTATATGTTTGTATATCATAAAGATATAAATCCCAATTAGTAGATTCTCCAGAATATGCAGCATCAGTTAGTCTAAAATTATAAACTTTAGCATCTCCAATTTTTGTATTTGCTGATGGATTACCAGAACCACTTCTCCTAACAGAGTGAATTTCTACAGACTCATTTTGTTTCGGAGATCCTGTTATATTATTAACTCTCAGTAAATTTCCCATCTCAAAAGGAATATTTACACTCTCCACATTCTGAGTTCCTCTTGGTTTATTTACATCAAGAATAGATGTAGTAACTTTTTCTATATCATATCCCTTAACGTACGCTTTTCCTGGAGATAACTTTACACACATTAAGTCATCTGAGGGAGTATTTCCAGATTCTGTTTTCTGGTCATCAAAAAATAATCCATTATTACCAAGTCTATCATTAAGAGAATTATGTAAAGAAATTTTGAAAGGTTCTACAGAGTAATTTCCTGATTCATCAAAAGTTCTTTGAGCTAGATAATCTCTTATTGTCGAGTATTGTGTTTTAGTATTAACCTTTTTAATCTCACCATCTTCAATTCTAAGAATTTCAATAAAATCAGTATCAGTATCAGCACTATCTAAAGTCTTTTTAGTAAGCGATAAACCTATTTTAAATCTATCTGCTCCAGGAGATGCAAAATTTGTAAACCCTTTTGCATTATCATATAAAGAAGAATCTTCCTTGGCAGTTATAATTTCTTCTGATATTTTTAATCCTACTCTATAAGATGGAGTATTGGAGTAATAGTCAAGAATAATAGTTTGCTTAGTTACACTTGCAAAAGTGCCTCTTACAAAATAAATTCCATCATCAATCGAAGCTGCAGATCCTGTAGCAGTGGCATCAGTGGATATTAGAGATGCAAAAGGAGTCCCAGATGTAATTGTAGTATTTCCATAAACTACACTTTCATTAGAAACTAATGATTCTCCATCTTGAAATGGAGTGAAATTAAAATCATTATCAGAATCTACATACTTTACATATAAAGTAACATAATCTAATCCATTAGATGAATTTGGAACTTCAACTTTTTGTACAGATGCGGTAACACCAGAAATTTGACCTTCTACCAGTTTTCCAACATATTGATTAATATATGCTGCTATATTAACACCAAAAGATGTTGGATTTAACTTAACTGCAAAAAAGTTAGAATCGTAAGTAGTATTACCCGGAATTACTACAGATCCCTCTTTAAATATGTGACTTCCAAACGATTCAATTTGATTTTGTA